TTGCATCCCTTTGTGTTTGAGTGAGCCCAGCAACTTTTGAAGTGCCATATAAGGACTTAGCAACAGTGGCCGCATCTCCGGTATAAGTTTCACCATCCGCATCCGCTATTTTGAATGAAGCTGTTGGATTACTTTCATCATAAGCAAAAGTTCCCGAGTCAGTCTTAAATGTTCCGTATTTAACTGGTTTTGCCCTTGCTGTGACCTCGCGTCCAGTTGATTCTTCAACAAGAGCCTCGCCAGCACCTAACTTAACTGTTTTTGGTGTTGTAAACGATTGAATTTGCTGCCCAAGCGGTATCGCAACAGATGGAGACACACCCGCAGCAGCAACCCTCTGTAAAAACTGGCGCGGGTCAAACTGCGCTGGCCCCGTGGCTACAGACGGAGTTCTCATCTCCATGCGCTCAAGGTCTGTAAATTCTCGTTGAGGAGCAACCATTGCACTTTCAATCAACCCAGGCAACGCTTGTTCTGCTCTTTGTTTCTTAGCCATCTCAGCAAATTGCAAGCCAATCATCTTGTCCTGCACCGCTTGCTGCATAGCACCACGGTAGGCTTGCTGTCCTGCCATCAACCCCTGGCCGATGATCTGCCCGATGTTCTGACGTTGTGCAGAAGGCCCAGAAGCCATAAGCAAACCGATGCCCGTCCCTAATAGACCTTGACGTTGCGCTTCTTGACGTAGCCTTTCAGCGTCGTCTGCCCCCATGAGTTGCCCCATGTAGGATGGTTGACTTCCAAACAATCGAGCTAAGTATTCGTCCATCTTGCCCTCACAACAATGAGATGCGCTTGCGTTGCACTGGTTGAGCAAGCAACGAATTGAAATCTACCCCTTGCGGTACTTGTCCACGCTTGATACCTGGAGGAGGTGGTGCTTGCGGTGCTGACTGCTGCATCATGCTCACGCCTTGCATACCCATACGCATAGCCGTAGGCGACCCAGAAGAAAAAGCCATTTTAGCTAACGGGCCACCAGCACCCGCATAAGTCGCAGATCCACCTGTAGACATAAGCCCAGGTAAACCAAACTCACCCGTCTGCGCTGCAAGCATGGCTGCTTGCTGTGAACCCATTGTCATCCCAGGTAAAGAACCGTATGCAGAGGCCAAAAATGGATTGGCAGTACCAGCGGCAGCGGCAGCAGTTCCGGCAGACGCAGCGGCTTGAGAAGCAGCGGCAGCAGTAGCCATTTCAGCGGCAGCGGCAGCAGCAGCAGCCTCGGCTGCACCAGCAGCAGCAGTAGAACCAATAACCTCGGCTGCAATGATCGGTTCTACGCCACTCACGACAACAATGCCTTTCCTGCGAGTGCTGTGCCTAAGATGCCAGCAAGCGGGTTAGAGTAACTTGGGGCAACCGTTTGCATCCCTTGTGGCGCACCAAAGGAAGATGAGAGGAATGACTGCAAGGCTGCATAAGGTGCTTGCTGTTGGTAGTTGAATCTCTGAATAGCGTCTTGTAAGGCTGCTTGTTGGTAAGCCTCTGAAGCCTGTCCAGCCTGTGCAAGTTGTGCAATATCCGTGTAGTCCTGTGCGGCCAGCCCTGGCGCAGCACCGATTGCCGCCTGTTGCCTGCCTCTTTCTGCCTCGTAAAGGTCAAGACCCATGCCTAGTGCTTGTTGTTGCCTACTCCTCTCAGCCTCGTAACCGGAGTAACCCAACTGTGCAGCCTGCCCTGCAAGCGCGTTAGCAAGTGCGCCTTGTGCGCGCTGCTCTTGACTCATCAGTGCTTCGTTAGTCCCGTATCGACCCGCCTGAGACGCACGAGACCGCATCTGGTTGATTGCATCCTGATACTGAGTCGTTGCCGCCTGGAATCCAGGCTGTAATGCGGCTGTGTAGTAAGGGTTTTGCCCAAGATAACCACCGGCAACCGTATTAGCTAAGACCGGACTTGTTGCGCCCGCCAAAGTCTCAGCACGAGAACCACCTAACGTCGTTGCTAACTGTTGTTGCGCCAAAGGTACAAGCGGATTGCCCTGCATGGCCCTTGTCTGCATCGCAGACAGCGCAGATTGGGTCTGCTGAGACGGGCCTACATAGGTCTGGCCTGTGTAAAACTCAGGTGCACCTTGTTGATAGAGTCTTTGTGCTTCCTGTAGTCCATACTGGACATACGGACGCATTGTCGGGTCAAGTTCGGTTCTCGTAACCGTGTTTGTAGAGCCACCAGCCATGTTAAACCTCTCTCACCCACTTTCGGGGTCTAAAACCTAACGCTTTAGCCTTGCGATCCCAGCCTTTACGCCACGAATCAAAGCTGATAGTTTTTGCGCCACCAGCTCTCGCAATGCCGAGAACATGATCCAAGCCTGCATCAAGATCTCCCTTGCCATAAGCGCACCAAACATGCAAATTATCGCCGATAGGCTGCAAAACAACAAAGCCCACAACAGAATTATCCTCAACAAAGACCCAAAGAAGTGATCTTCCTGTAAAGCAGTCCGAGTAAATGTCCTCAGGTATCCACGATTCGGGGCTTTTAGTGAGGATGACTTCCAATCCTGGCTTGATGTACTTCCAGACCGTCCTGAGTTCTTCGGGCTTGATATATTGAACATTCATCCGACCACCACATAACCATACGTTTTGTCAGAGGTTGAGTTTGGAAAGTGCGTAATCACAGCAGAACCGTTCGTCACGCTCGAAACATACACACCACCGTTAGAAAACCCACCCACAAACTGCATCGTGGCAATCACAGAAGGAGTCGCAGGACGCGTAGGGCTCGACTGAGTGGCGATATGCTCGATGATGACAAGCGTTGACGTTGTAGCCCACATCAACTCGATGTAATCGTTAGCCGCAAGGTCTATAAAAAGGTTAAGCGCAGCAATAACATGACCCTTGACCGACCCGTGTTTGGAGTCAATCGAGAATTTTGAGTTTGAGTCAGCAATGTCAGTCCCGTTCTTCCTAATCCAGACATCAACATCCTGAATCTGCGAGTCATCGTTAGCAAATTGTATCGAGAACTGGAAGTTGTACTTACCCGCTGCCCTGACATTTATCCTGCTTGAGTTAGAGAGATAAACATTGTTCGTCAGGTCGGTGTTGGAAAACGTGATCGCGTATGCTGTTGTCGTGCTTGCGGCCGATTGGTCGTTAACGTCGTAAAACGAGCCATACGGGATCGAATCAGCGAAGGCATTAGCAGAGTAGGGGACAAGAATAATCTTGCTCTCTACCCCTATTCTCGCGTCTGTGATCGTGGTTGTGGTGGCGTTTCCTGTTGCAAGCGTCACCGTTCCAGTGTTGTTCGTCTTTCCGTCCATGATGCCACGGACAATCTCAGCAACGGCTCGCTGATCGCCACCAAACGGAGGCAGCGTACGAAAGATCATCTCACACCCTGTGGAACAACCGTTACATCTAAACCCACCGCACTTGTCCACACACCGGAAGGAATCACGTTCAGTCGGTGGTAAGTGCCTGCCGAGCGTAGACCGATCCTGTTATCGGTGTTCGACGAGTAAGTCGAGCCCGTGAAGTCTGTTTGTTGGTTCAGACGCTTTCTTGAGTTGATCTGTACTGAGCAGGAACCGCTATCAATAACAGGTCTCACAAGCGTAACAACCGATGGCATGTCATTCATGGATAGGTCAGGCGTGATAATGCTAGCCGTTAAGTTTGACCCTGAGAAAGCAGCAATCTTTGTTCCTATCGTTCCCGTTAAAAGGTTAGATGTCACCGTGTAACCAAAGGAGTCTAGGCTTGCAGGAAGCGTGTCTATACTTCCGTATGCGTCCAGTTGCTCTAAGGTAAGTCCCGACGAAGAAGATGTCGTGATTGCTGTCGAAGATGCAATCGAGTCGAGCGTGACTTCTGCGTGAGACCACTTAGAGAGATTAAAGTTGTAGATGAGCAAAGCAGTGGTTTGATCTACCGTCTTAAAAGCCCAGATCACGAGGTTCTTAAGAGGGTCTACAGCAGCGGACATCGTGGATAACTGTGAGATGTCTACCGTGTTAAAGAACCACCTATCGATCTTCTCAACCGAAATAGACTGTACAGTCTGCCCGTTACAGACGTAAAACCCGTCATCAGAGAGAAAGAAGCTCGACCCTGCGTACTGCACAATCGAACCAGCTTCCATACACCCTAAACCCCGTGAGATCGTGTCGAATTGGAATACAAGCGGACTTCCGACGTAAGACATACGGACTACCGCACGATCCATGAACACAAGGCCAAACTCACCGCCAGTAAGACCCTTGACATGCCCACCGTCAGGGATGTCTTGATAGTCTGCTTGTGTCGTTGCTGAAGGTGTCCAGCTAGTCTCATCACCCAGCGCACACCACTCAACGCGATTAGGATAGACCGTGGTTCCGTTGTTAAATCCTGCGACAACAAAGTCCCTGACTGTTGTGACGTACCGAGACTTAGGCGCAGCAGCACCAAGGTCAGCAAAGGCTGTAGACGAACCTAATAACCACCCTTGCAGTCTGTCGCCACCGTTAGCGGCAATCAGTCGATTACCGAACTGAGCAAAACGCCACTTTTGATCTGATGGTGTTGTGTAACCTCCGGCCTTAGATACGTCCGTTAGGTTTCTGTTTGTGCCTAGCTTAAAGAGCTTCGTTTCTCCACCTGCAAAGACCGTATTCGACTCATCCGTAGAAGTCGCAGACACAACCTGATTAAGCGACTCTGAAGCAGCATTGCTCCACTCACTAGGCGCAGATAGAGGGCCATAACCAACCTGTTGAGGAATGACAT